GATAAAAACTGAAGTAGAACGCTTAAAATTGTTGAGATATGAAATTGAAGAACTTTTTTGTGTCGATTTGTTGGATGGAGTGCATATTGTTGATGTGATTAAGGATGAAAAGGTTGTAGATTCAGTATGGGGCTGTCGATTTGTTAATTTGTATGATGAGAAAATGCATATTAAGGCAAAGAGATGGAGAAGATTCAGTGGGAAAATACGAAAGTTGAAAGATGAGGATGAAAATGATGTAAAAAATGGTACACATATGATTGATATGAAAAATGTAGCATTAAAGCAGAAGTGGTTGAGGAGTGGGATGAGTATATTAGGATTGTGGGTTCGACGGAATGGGAAATGGGTGTTGGATACACGACATGTGGTTGATATGACAGATATGAAGAAGTTTATGAAATGGGGGAAAGAACATAAAAAAATTATCAAATCAGTATTGGGGATTCAATGGGGAAGTTGGGATGAACCGAAAAAGAATGCCAATAAAATTGTAAATCTAACTGGACAGAAGATGGATAGTTATACAGGTTGTGTGTTGCCTGGTATTGTTGGACAAATTAAAGAAATTAATGATAGATGGGATGAGTTCTACAAGTGAGAATAAGTCTAAAAAGTGGTGCATTAGGGGTACGTCAATGGGTTGTTAAAACGTGGAACAACGGTATTGTTTCTAAACAACGCAGAAGTGCATTATATGCGGGAAAAAACACAAAATATAACGCTTCAAACCTAATAGTATAAAACACACTATCGAACGAGTACGTTTTTTCAAAAATCAAATAAAGGAAAACACAAAATGTTAACACAAGACGAAATAAACAAATTAACAAATCAATTATCAAATACAAATACACCAATAAGTAAAAAATTAAGTTCACCAAAATCAGTTATGCAATTCATGGATGCCAAATGCATTCACATCAAAAACGAGAGGTCTCTTAAAATATCAACACGACAATTTGTTTCAGAATATAACTCATATGCAGAAATACACGATTTACCATTACTTGATGTTATAGCAATGAGCCCTCTCATGAAGAACCTCGGATATCTACGTAAGACTACATATCTTGAAGGTTTTCATGGTGTGGCGGTTTATATTGGTGTTAAAATGGCTATTCGTGATGCTTCAACTGAACGAGACGAGTATGTACCACCGATTGTAAAGAAAAAAAACAAAAAGCTTCAGAAATGGGAAGATGATATGAATGATGATTCTGATCCTGCCCCACTCAACTTCTTTGAATAATTCAAGTCAATTCGTTAAAATTGCCATCGAGGAGTGTCAAAGGGTGGCGAAAGCTGTTAAAATCACCATCATGACCCTCCTCCAACACGTTATTTATCAATCACACCACACTTTTCACCACAACCTATCACTTTTGTCTATCATGTACACAATAACCTATCACTTTTGTCTATCAATCATATCTTCACCATCATGTACACAAATTCTCGACAGTGTCTAACAATGGTTTAATAGTCCTGTTTCACTATTCCACTTGTCTGAGTATTAATCTGATTAGGAATACACACGATAAGTATAGTTTTCACACGATTCTTAACTATGCTCACACTATGGACCACAATAAAAAGCCCAAGTGTCTATAATGTGAAGGTCCTTCTGGCTAGCATGAGGAGGTTTAAAATCATTTTGATGTGATTAGCACAATGAATTGGTAATTGTAGTAATCATAGGATATCATGGAAACATACAGACAGGAGATCCAAATATGAAAATTCACAATTCAACAACAGAAGTAGAAACAGCATTGTTCCATGAACTCATTATTACCCTACGACGTAGGAAAAAGAAATGGGTCAAAGCAAATGGTTGTAAAAAGTTAAATAAAAAGTGCCCCAACCCTAAATAGTATAGTATAGTAATTACACAAAATGGAGATTAAAAATGATAATTTTTACATTAATAATTTTAGGTATAATTTACCTATGTATCAGAAAATCAAATATAAAAAACATACTAAAAACTGACCCTCTGATAGTTTTAATGAATGTTGAAGAACCATCTATTAGAGAAATTGTAAAAATGCTTCTCGTATATCGTACAAAATCTGAAGCAGGGTGCGAGTATAGTACAACAATCCTAAAACATCTTGACCCAGAACTTCGAGAGAGTTGTGACAATACGGAAATGGTTAAGATGGTTTTAACCACCGAGTCAACCGAAGCTGAAATTGATGAAATGTTTGATAAGGTGGAAGAAGAAACTTATGAAGAATGGTCAGTAGCTGATATGAAGGATTATATCGCTTCTGATATTGAAGATTATATAGCGAGTAATGTGTGAGAATGCAAATATTGTTTGTAATCGTGTTGGCAATATCAATTTATTATAATCTCAACGGATTCACATTTTAAAATATTTCTTAGCACCCAAATCATAAATAAAAGTACAAAAATAATATCAAATAACAATTCTCAGAGACTTTGTACGGTCTCGTCTCCAGAAAACCACAATAGCCCTTCATTCCTATTGTGGTTTTCACTTTTTCGAAGAAAAATACCCCCAATAGGCCATTCATCATAAATACAATATAACAAATAATAAAAGAGAACAATATGAGCAATAACAGTTGGAGTGTATCGGGACAAAATCTAAATGGTCACCACATAACGATAACAGATTCTGATAATATTAAGATCACAAAAGCTGTACCATTTAATAGTCTTTCAGAACGTAAACTATTCGAGTTGATATCTTCAAGTGATAATGTTCTCAAATACTTATCAAAACCATCAACAAAACTTATCCAACTACATACTACGTTATGGGAGATATGATCGTGGCAATTGAAAAGAAAAAATTCTGTCGAAAGACTTATATGAAAGAGTATGCAGCAAAGCACCCAAATAAGTACTACGACAAGAATCGTTCTAAGGCAAGTATGGCGAAATATCGTTTAAACCATCCTGTCGGATTCCTCTTATATGCAGCTAAACATAAAGCAAGTAAGTCGAACATTCCTTTCACAATCACTGAAGCTGATATCGAACACGTTACTCATTGTCCAGTATTAGGGTCCAAACTGGAATACCAATCACCTCTTTGCGGAAGTGGCAAACGTTTAAACAATTCTGCAACGTTAGAAATAATTCAGTCCGACTTAGGCTTTGTCAAAGGCAATGTTATCATTGTCAGCTGGCTTGCCAAACGTTTAAAGAATGAAGCTACAGTGAAAGAATTGTCAAAGGTCTGTGACTTTTACTCCAACGTCTAAAAGTTATAAACAATTCTCGGAGCATGGTAATTATGATTCACCAGCATCCAACGAAGATTTAGATACAACTTGGTACACCCCAAAATAATAAAGGAAAACAACATGCAAGCACTAATATTAAAAATGATTAAACCATATTTACTAAACCTTATATATCTTAAGGTTATTGAACCCATGAGAAAATTAGCTAAAAAGACTGACAATACTCTCGATGATGAGATGGTCAACACCATCGAAGCTATGCTTATCCACGCTTTGAAATAATGTCAACACAATCACCAACAATATCAACACTTATCATGGAGTTGTGTAAAATAGCTTGCACAACTTCTGAAATTGCAACCATCACCCATATTGATGAAGACACACTAATATTAGAATATTCTGATATCATTAATGAAGGTATTGCAAATGCTAAAATGTCATTACGAAGAGTTCAAATGGAAGCAGCATTATCAGGAAACACTAAAATGATGGAGTTGTTAGGAAAGAATATGTTGGGACAATCTGATAAAACTGAAGTAAATCAAACGGTTAGCGGACAGGTCGAACACATACAAGTGTCATTCCCAACATTGGAAGACAATGTTGTGAAGACAATAGAGAAAGGAAAACCAGATGAGGGAGTCTGAAACATTATCGGAAATACCACATTTTCAACAAACAAATATTATCGAATCAGTACAAATGATCGACACTTTTTATATTAGTGAAATGATCAATAGTTTGGATGAGTATGTTAATCTTCTCCACACATTACGAGCAGCTTCAAGTGATGACCACATACACATTTACATCAGTTCACCCGGCGGATCGTTAAATGTGGGGATGTCTATAATCAACGCTATGTTGTCAACTCAAGCAAATGTGACCACGACCCTTGATGGTGAGGCATGCAGTATGGGGTCACTAATATTTCTTTCCGGACACAACATACTTGTCCAACGGTATAGTCGTCTGATGCTTCATAATTATAGCAGCACAATGAATGGTAAAGGACACGAACTCGAGTCTATGATGCAATCAACTAAAGAGATGTTTGAAGAATTAGCCACAGATGTATGTGATAAGTTTCTCACTAAGAAAGAATTAAAACAAATGTTTGATGGTAAGGATTTTTGGTTTGGTCCTGACGAAATTATAAAGAGATTAAATAAATGAATATAGTTACACGATCACAAGCAATAATACGCGGTATGAAGCGATACTTTTCAGGAAGAAAATGTATTAGAGGACATATGGGAGACCGTTACACATCGGGAGGCAGATGCGTTGAATGTTTGATGATTGCAAATGTTGAAGCTAAAATGAACAGAGAACATACTAAAAAGGTAACATTATGATTACATTTTGTGTGGTGATAACAGCAGCATTTTCTGTAGTAATTACACTCTTATTAATCGAGATAAGAGACATTCTAATAGATATTAATGGGAAAGTTCACATTCCTGTAACGATTGAAGAGTAATATGCAGATAAATTTCTTACCACAATACAAATTCTTATTTCAACCACGTCGATATAAAGTGGCTGTATCAGGTCGTAGTGCTGGAAAATCTTACGCTTTCGCATTAGCGTTGTTAATACTTGGCTTAAAATCACAAAAACGCATTCTATGTACACGTGAATTTCAAGTCAGTATTTCAGATTCTGTTCATAAACTATTATCTGATCTCAATACAAAATACAATCTTGGATACGAAGTTCTTAACAATACTATCCGTCACCCACAATCAAAAACAGAATTTTTGTTCTATGGATTGAAGACCAATGTGAGTAAATTGAAATCACTGGAAGGTATAGATATAGTATTTTTAGAGGAAGCGGAGAACATATCTCAACAATCACTCGACATACTTATACCTACTATACGAAAAGAAGGTTCTGAGATATGGCTGGTCTTCAATCCATCATCCACGTTCGATGCTGTGTACAAAACGTATGTCACACCATTCTTATCAGAGCTTAGTGATAATGGTTCTTATACTGATCAAACTCATCACATATTGAAGACAGGATATTGGGATAATCCTCACAACAGCGCTGAAACGTTATTAGATATTGAAAAAATGCGTGATGAGGATTATGAAAAATATCTTCACATCTATAAAGGTGATCCTATATCTGATACAGAATTATCTCTAATTAAACCAAAATATTTTGATGCTGCCATAGATGCACATATCAAATTAAATTTTGAAGCAGTTGGTCATAAAGCTCTCGGATATGATCCTTCAGATACAGGCTCTGATAATCAAGCAGTTGTTCACAGGCACGGGTCAGTAGTTAAGAATATACATGATTGGGAAAAGTACAATTTAGATGAGGGTGTTAAAGCTGTACATCAACTCACATTAGACAATAAAATCAATGAAGTTATTTTTGACGTTGTTGGTGTGGGAACTGGCGTGAAGTATATGATGTCCGCATTAGATCCCAATAAAACATTCAGATTAACCCCTTTCTCAGGTAATGCCACACCACGTCATCCTCTTCAAAAATATAAGGACGGTGAGCCCAATAAAGAAGTATTTCGAAATTTACGAGCACAGTATTATTGGAGTTTAAAGGATCGGTTCGAGGCAACATATAATGCAGTGGTTCATGGTCAATACATTGATCCGGACAAAATGATAAGCATTTCTTCTGATTGTGAACATATTGAACTCTTGAAGTACGAGCTGACCAATATACGCAGGAAACGTGGTGCAGCCAGTTCTCGCATACTGATCGAGTCAAAAGACGATATGAGAAAACGCGGAATGAAGAGTCCCAATATTGCAGACGCTTTGATGTACGTATTTTCAGGAGAAGTAGAGTTTGGTAATAATATAACTATACCAGAAATAATCTACGCATCACAGTGGTAAGCTGTCTAAGCCATAAATAATAAAAACAACATGGATACTAAATATGAAGCATAAGAAACAAACCAAAAAAAATTTATTAATTAATGAAGAAATACACCGCACAGCGATTCAACGTTTCGAAGCCAGTTTTTCTGCAGAGCGCAATCAACGCGATCTATGTATTGAAGATATGTCATTTGTATTTGTAGAAGGATCACAGTGGTCTGATACAGCAACTGAATCACGCACCGATCGCCCTCGATATTCTGTAAATAAAATATTGGGACCTGTCAACCAAATTATAGGAGAGCAAAGGCAGAACCGTGTCTCAATCAAAGTACGTGCTGCAAAAGGCGACGCATCGAAAGATAATGCTGATATCTTAGCTGGATTAGTTCGTAATATCGAAAACTCTTCACACTTCAAGGATATAAAAGACAACGCATTTAAAGAAATTGTCTCTGGAGGATTTGGAGGATGGTGTGTTACTACAGGATATAGTGATGATGATAGTTTTGATCAAGAAATCAAGATTAAAACAATCCGATCCGCAGCATCCTCAATATATTATGATCCATCAGCTGTAGATGAGTTAAAACGTGATGCATCTTGGGTGATGGTTACTGAAGACATCGATAAAAAATACTTTGAAAAGAAATATCCTGATAGTGTGGCAAGTAGTTTATCTACAAATCATTCCCAAAGTTATTTACAAGATTGGCAATCACGTGACACCGTCCGCATAGCTGATTATTGGGTCAAAGAACCTGTTATTAAAACCATAGCTCAAATGACTGACGGTAGAGTTCTTGAATTGAATGATGACACCAAATCAATCATTGATGAATTGGCAGAACAAGGTGTTTCAGTACTAAAAACACGTCAGAAGCATTGTCACAAAGTTGTAATGTATAAGATAAGTGCTGGTGAAGTATTAGAAGGACCGTTCGAGTGGGCGGGACATCATATCCCTGTGGTCCCTGTATTTGGTTACAATGTCTGGATTAACAATCAACACTATTACAACGGTGTTGTTCGTGCTGCGAAAGATCCACAAAGAATTTTCAACTATGCAACGAGTCAAGCTATTGAAACTTCTGCATTATCTCCTAAAGATCCGTATTGGGTTACACCAGCACAGATGCAAGGGTTGGAATCCGACTTTGCCAATTTCAATGTTAAGAACACACCTTTCATGAGATACAATGAGGACCCAAATAATCCTGGTCCACCTAAAAGAACTGGCGCTCCAAGTGTACAAACAGCATTGATACAACAAGTTCAACAAGCTGATATGGACGTGCAAGCTACTACTGGATTATTCGCTCCAAGTTTAGGACAAAATGAAACTGATCAAAGTGGTCGAGCAATTTTAGCATTACAACGAGCAGGTAATGTGGGTACTCATGAGCTTGTGGATAACTTAGTGAAAGCTATTGAATTTACAGGACAAATATTGATCGACCTTATCCCTAAAATCTATGATACCGAACGTCAAATTTCTATATTGGGAGAAGATGGAGCTACAGCACCAATCACATTGAATCAAACAGTTATAGACCAACAAACAGGTAATAAAGTTGTTGTTAATGATTTATCTGTGGGCAAATACGACGTAACAGCATCGAGTGGACCAAGTTATGCTACTGAACGTGTGGAGTCGTTGAATTTCTTAACAAAATTGAGCGAATCAAACCCTATGTTTAGTAGTGTTGCAACAGACTTGATTGCAAAAAGTATTGATTTTGACTATTCTGAAATCCTTACTGAGCGTGTTCGTAAGACTATGATACAACAAGGAATTGTGGAACCCACCCCCGAAGAAATGGAGAAATTAGCTCCACAAGAACCTTCTGCTGTTGATAAATTGAATTTCAAAGCTCTACAATTAGATCTTGAGTACAAGGCGGGTCTTGTCGACGCGTTGGATATTCAAAATAGAAAGACGCAAGCAGATCTTTCCCACAAACTTGCACAAACACAAAATGAGTTGACTAAAACAATTAAAACTAAGACCGAAATTAATAAAAACATGATTGAGAATGGTAATGAGAACTTGATTCCTATCGAACCTGACGAAATTAATGCAAGACAAAGAAATCTCCAAGCATTGAATGATAATCTCGAATTGGATATAGTTTCAGCATCCCAAGTACCTGAAATGACACCAATAGCGCAGCAACCACCACAGGTAGAATAAAGTTGGTCCCGTTTGCACCTTTCTCATAAATAAAAGCATACATTTGAAATATAGTGTATGTTTTATTAGAACGTTACACAAAAACATTCTTTAGGAGAATAATATGACAATCGAAACACCTGCAACAGATACAACAATCGAAACACCTGCAACAGATACAACAATCGAAACACCTCCTGTTGAAACAGCAACTCAACCACAAAATGACGAGAATACAACTACAAATTCAGATGAAACACCGGTCGAAACACCCGAGGTAAAAGCACCACCAACTCAAGCCGAATATAATGCTCTTTATTTCCAGTTGAAACAGAAAGAACGTGAGATGGAGGCTTCACAATCCACACCATCTCAAGAACCTACACCATCTTCAGATACCTCTGATGCTCCCACATTGGAAGACCACGATTTTGACAATGAAGCGTTCATGCAAGCATCAATTCAACATCAAGTTAACCAACAAGTGGCTTCAGCATTGGATAAACAAAAGGTTAACTCGGAGAAAGCTGCGCAAGCTACACAGGCTCAAGAAATTGAAGATACATTTAATGGGCGTGCTGTTGAATATGCATCCACCAATCCTGACTACGAAAAAGCTATCGAGGCATCAAATGGAATGCAATTCGCTTCTCACATTCAAGAAGCTTTATTATCTTCAGAGGTTGGTCCACAATTAGATTATATGTTACTGTCTGATCCAGCATTGGCTACAAAGTTGAATAATATGACTCCCACACAAGCTCTCATGCATATGGGAAAGATGGAATCCACAATAGGTAGTAAAACAACAAAATCTGCTGCAAAGGTGATATCAAATGCTCCAGCTCCGATAGTTCAAACTGGTGGTGCTACACGAACACAGCCTGATTACAGATATGACGATTCTCTATCTTTTGACGAATACGAAGCAAAAATGATGGCGGATAGAAATAAAAGTTAACTCTTTCACACCATAAGCATAAATACAATACATAAAAGCCATGAAGTAGAGCTACTCAAAAGTTCTACTTCATTATAGCCCTTAAATTTACGCAAAAAGTTTTGGCGAACCAATAAATCTTATGACTTAAGCAATCGTGAGTAAAACTTGAATATTGAAGCAATTTAGCTTTCTTATTCTTATCAAAACCAAAACTTAAAATTAAGGAGCCTCAAATGGCCAACACTTTAATAACGTCTGATATGATCACTAAACGTGCTATGTTAGAATTCAAAAATGCTTCAGTTATGCTGAAAGCAACCTCAAAAGCTTTAGAAACACAATTCGGTGATAAAGTCGGTGATACAATCAAAATTCGTAAACCAATTTATTACTCTTCTCATACTGCAGAAGATATTACTTCTAACTTGAACACTACAGTTGAAGGTAGCATCTCAGTTACTTTAGACAAATGGCGTTCTGTTGGCTTACAATTTACACAACAAGAATTAGCATTAGATATCGACGATTTCGCAGAACGCCATATCAAACCAGCAATGGCTCGATTGGCTCAAGATGTTGAATCTTCAATCGCAGATGTATATAAAGAAGTTTGGAATTTCACTGGTACTCCTGGTACAACTCCTTCTACCTTTAGTCACATCAATGAAAATGCTATCGTTATGGATGAACTTGGTATACCAATGGAAGAGCGTGTAGCGTTCTACAATCCTAAATCATCTGGTTCGTTGGCTGATGGATTGAAAGGTGTATTCCCTTCACGAATCGCAACACGCGCTATTGAGTATGGTGGATTTAACGAATACGCGGGCTTCATGAGCTACCGTAGTCCTTCTATTAAACAACACACAAACGGTGCATATACAACTTCTGCAACTCCAATAGTAAACGGTGGATCACAGAATGTTACTTATCTTGCATCTAAAGATGGTTATACACAATCTTTAATCACAGATGGTTGGGGTGGTTCAAACACAGTTCTGGAAGGTGATACTTTCACAATTGCTGGTGTTAATTCAGTTAACCCAATGACAGGCGAAGATACAGGTCGTTTACAATCATTTGTTGTTCGTGCAGATAATACAGATACAGGCGCGGATATGACTATACTTATTTCACCGCCAATGATTACTTCTGGTGCAAACAAAACCGTTACAGCAGCAGCAGCAGATAATGCTGTCATTACTTTTACATCTGGTACTGAAAGTGTTGCATATGGTCAGAATCTGTTATGGCACAAAAATGCTATCAGCGTACCTTTCGCAACACTTCCTAAACCTCCTGGTTCAGTTGTTTCGAGTATGGTAGAAAGTGACGGTATATCAATGAGATACGTCGAGGACTATAGTGGTTTAACCAACAAATCAGTTTTTCGCTTTGATATATTGTTTTCAGTGGTTGCCCACAATCCAAACATGATCTGTAGGCATACTGACTAATATAATCAGGGAGTTATAATCAGAAGAATTTCTCCAGTGATTATAACTCCTTTTTGTTTTTATTAGATGTTTCCTATATAGTGTAGTATAATAAATACTATTGCAAAAAGGAGACAATTATGACAGCAAAATGTAAGTTTAAACAAGAAGCAAAGCAAAAAGGTGAAATGTTTTATTACAACGGGGTGATATGTAAACGAGGGCATCTCTCAAAGCGGAGAACGCTTGATGGTTGTTGTGTAGAATGCACAACACGACCATCGAGGAGGCTTGAAGCAAAGAATCGAGCGAATAAACACTACGAAGATAATCGGGAAGATATTTTAGGAAAACAAAGAAAAAAATATAATTCTGACGACGGATTTAAATCAAAGGTATGTGGAAGAAATCTCGAATATGCTAAAGAACATCGTGAAGAAGCAAGAGAAAGAAGCAGATTGCATTATATTAGTGATACAGATCCATATAAAGAAAATGCAAAAAGATGGAGAAAAGAAAATCCTGAAAAATATGCATTATGTCAAGGCCGCCGTAGACATTTTTTAACAATAGGGTGTCCAGTGTGGGCTAACCAGGAAGCTATAAAACAGATTTATTTAATGCGGGATCGAATGAATTTATCTGAAAAGGGGAAATATGAAGTTGATCATATGATACCTTTATTAAATAGTAACGTATGCGGATTGCATAATGAATTTAACTTACAAATTTTACCAACAACTGAAAATAGACAGAAATCGAACAAATTTTTAATACAATTTAAACAATAATAAAAAGG